TTATAATTTCTTTTTGTTTTTTTATAATTTCTTTTTGTTTTCTTCTTTGCATTGCGAGAACTAATTTTTTTCCCTCCATGAAATCTTGAATAATTTTCTGGATTTTTATTTGGTCCATTATCATATGGTGACCCATAATCTATTCTTGGGTTAGTTTGATGCGAGGGTCCTAATTTTGATAATCTTTTTGTAAAAATTAAATTATCTATAGTCTTCCATTTAGCTTTTATAGACAACCATTCTTTATGCCATTCTTGAAATTTATCTTGTGGCACTTCATTAGGGAACATATAACCTGTTGCTTTTTTAATTTCCTCATCTTGAATTTTGTCAATATCGTTTTGAATTTTATTTAGTTGTTGTATTGTAGTAGCACTATTAACTAAATCTTCAAAATCAGCAGGTTCAGAAGGTTTTTCTGCGAGTGGTTTATATGTATTCTTTATACAAGAAGATGTTAAACATGACAACATTGATATATATAAATATATAATAAATTAAAATAAATTATTATTTTATTTATTGCGAAACTAATTTAAAAAGATTTGAAGAAAATTATTTAAATGTCTAATATTCTAACTGCTTTCAATGATCATTTTGCGGATTTTATCAATGATGTGCAATCAGTTTTTCCAGAAGATGTTGATATATTGACTGCAAAAAATGCTCTAATTGCAATCAGAAAAGCAAATCCTAGAATGATTGTAAAAATTTGGAATTCATTTATTGTTTCCAAATATCGTTCTGAAATTGCTGAAGGAAATCTGGAATTTTTTATGAATAAAGATTATTCTGCTGATGTATCTAACTCTCAAAATTCCGATAAAATTATGGAATCTATAGATAGATTACGTGAACCAATCAGAAATATGGGACCTGAAAATCAAGCAAAGGTTATGAAATATATTCAAAACTTAACAAAACTTGCTGAATTATGTGAAAATTAAAATAAAAATTTTAAATAATATATATTTAATTAGTTTAATTTAAATATATATAATTTATATTAATTAAAAATGACTGAAGAGAGAAATTTAGTTCCTGATGAATTTTATAAGGTAATAAAAGATTTCATTAATGATTTGAAAATTACATTTCCGGAATATAGTCCCTTAATTTCAAAATGGTGGAAAGCACCAGAAGAATTTAGTTATATTGAAGAAGAAGAAGAGAGAAATAAAGCATATGAAAAATCTGTAAATGAATCTATTAAACTTTTATTTGATTTCTGCAAAAAAAAATTACCACCAAGATTTTTTGATATTTTATACCAAAATGAGGATATGTTTAAAGAAGGTTCTGACATTGATACTGAATTTTTTCCAAAAATTCATTTTAAAGATTTGTGGCATTGTGAAATATCTCAAAAAACGAGAGATACAATTTGGAAATATCTGCAACTAATTACATTTTCAATTGTGGGAACAATTAATAACAAAGAGGCATTTGGAGATACAGCTAAATTGTTTGAAGCCGTTAATGAAGATGAATTTAAAAATAAATTACAAGAAACATTATCACAAATTGAAGGTTTATTCGATTTTAGTGGAAATTTCTCTCAATTTACAGAAGGATTAGGAGGTGGACTAGGAGCTGGATTAGGTGAAGGAATGCCAGACGCCGAACAACTTCATGAACATATTACAGGTATGTTAGATGGAAAGTTAGGACAATTAGCCCGTGAAATAGCAGAAGAAACAGCTTCAAATTTAAATATGGATTTTGAAGGCGTTACTGATATGAAAGATATATTTCAATCATTGCTTAAAAATCCAACTAAATTAATGGGATTAGTAAAAACTGTTGGAGATAAATTAGATACAAAAATTAAATCTGGAGATTTGAAAGAAACTGAAATTATCGCAGAAGCTACTGAGATGATGAACAAAATGAAAAATATGCCTGGACTAAATAATATTCAATCTCTTTTGAGTAAAATGGGAATGGGAAATTTAGGTGGAATGATGGGAGGAGGTAAAGTTAATACTGGTGCAATGGAAGCTAATTTGAATAAAAAAATGAAATTGGCTCAAACTAAGGAGAGAATTCGTGCAAAGGCTGAGGCTAATGCTAAAGCAAAATTAGAACAACAATTTTTGGCACAACAACAAAATAAACCACAACAACCAAGTGTTTCAGAAGAAGAATTACTTAAAATATTTAGCACAGGAGAAAAAATAGAGAGAACACCTAGAAATGCAAAACCTCAAAATAACAATAATAATAACAAGAAAAAGAAGGGTAAAAAATAAAATTCTTAATATAATTCTAATATAATTTAAAAAAATAATATTATAAATTATATAAATGTTTAATGGTTACGAATCTTCCGGAAAACATATGATTTGTGATTTTAAAGGTATAAAGAATATTAATTTATTAAATAATATAGAACAATTAAATTTAGTATTAAAACAAATTTGTCTTGACTATGATTTTCAAATACTAAATGAGGTAAAACATAAATTTGAGCCTATTGGCTCTAGTATTTTATTTTTATTATCAGAATCCCATTTATCTATTCATACATTTCCAGAAAAAAATCATATGTCATTTGACATTTATACTTGTAGACAATATAAAGACAATGAAGTCTATAATGAAATTTATCAATATTTAATAAATGCATTAGATGCAAATAGTGTAACTAGTGTTGTCCAAATAATTGATAGATATTTTTGACATTTAATTAAAAATTTAAATGTCAGAAATAAACTTTTTTAAAAGATTTATATATATATAATGACAATACAATTTTGGTCCAATGATCCTACAATTTTATTTAATAAAGAATATATATTTGAATTATGGCCAACAACCGATATGTGTTATGAACAAAAACTCAATGCAATAACCAGACTAGTTATTTTAATAACTATTTTAGGATATATTTTAACCATGTCTCAACGTATTTTAGTAGTTGGAATTTTAACACTTGTTATTATTTTTGTATTATTTAAGATGAGAAAACAGAAGCTAACAAAGGAAATGATAAACGAAGGTTTTGATGTTAAACCTAGAATGTCTGTGGTTCAAGGAAATGATATAAATAGTCAATCTGATTCATATATAAACCCAGTAACTTTAGATGCTGTATTAAAAACAGAATTTAAAGAAGGAAATAGAAAAAATCCTTTTAGCAATGTTTTATTAACTCAAATTGCTGATCAACCTACTAGAAAATCAGCGCCACCTGCGTTTAATGTAGATGTTGATGAGGACATAACACGAAACATTAAGAAAACTGTTCAAATGTTGAACCCAGGTATAAAAAATACTGATAAACAATTATTTGGAGACCTTTTTCAGAATTTTGAATTAGACCAGAGTGACCGTGTTTTTTATAGTACACCAAATACACGCGTAGAACCTGGTGACCAAAGTAGTTACGCTAGGTACCTTTACGGAACAATGCCATCAGGAAAAGAATCTACTCCAGAAGGGGCTTTAGCCCGTGTACAGGATTCAGTACAATGGAGATGGACAATGTATTAATTATTATTCATTGTTTATTATTATTATTATTTTATTATATATATTGAAATGATAAGAACAAAATCTACAAGTATTTCTCATCAAGAGCACGAAGGAAGTTGTGCGATACATGCATCAACACGTCTTATTGTAAATGCTATAAGACAAATTATACCTGAATTTTTTTATCCATTAGAAAATAATGATAAATGTGATGAATATTTTTATATTTCAAAAATGAGAGATATATTTATTGAAGATACAAATTGTTCTGAAAATGGGTTTAACAATTTATTAATGTATGTTTACATTTATACAATATCAGCAAATTCTTTTGGAACAAAACGTGCAAATATTATTAGTATATATTCAGATTTTAATAATGATATTATTAAAAGAATTGGTAACGAAGATTTTATTTTAAAAATATTAAACACTTTTCCAGGATTTAATAATGGACATTTAGAGAGATTAACTCATATATGTAATACATTTTTACATAGACTTTTTGTTGAACAAAATACACATTTTAACGTTGAAACTTATATCCTTGATGAAGATATGGATGAAAGTTTATTAAGATTTGTTCTAGATAATGGTTATTATATTACAGTTCAAGGTAATTCACACGTATTAACAATAGTAGGTTATGAAATATTAGATGATAAATTTTATTTTATTATTAAAAATTCTTGGGGGAAAAAAACAGGAGATATATCATTATTTTCTAATTTTATTATGACTATGAATCAAGGAATTATAAAATTGACAGTAAAAGAATTAATAGAGTCAAAATATACATATATACAATTTATGATTCCTAATGTTATAGATGAAACTGAAATAAGAATTATAGAAAATGGAGAACGAATGAACCGTTTAAGATTAGATTTAGTAGATGCGGAAAGAAGACAAAAATACAAAGAATCGAGAAAAGGTGGAAAAAAATATAAAAAATATAAAAAATCTAAAAAATCTAGAAAACATAGGAAATCTAAAAAATTATTTCATTAAATATCTATATTAAATAAATTACAAACTCTTTTTTTATTAACAGATATTTTAGAGATAATAATATATTAATAAAATTAATCTTAAATAAAAAAAATGTATATTATAATATATAAATGGCTACTTACTCTGGATATACATTTAATAATCTCTCAAGAATTGGTTTAGACGATTGTTGTGTATCGCAAGATACTATTCAAGATGTTGCAGCTTGTAATTATATGACACACAACTATTTTGCTTCTGATTGTTCTATGAAAAATTCTATAAATTTAGCTACTACTCAACCTTGTGTGATGTACAATGGTGGTTATGGTTCTGGTGCAGGTGGTTGCAATATCGATAATTCATCTAAGCTTCTAATTGGAAGCATTCAAACGCATCCTAGATGCCATATTGATTTATTTCAACGCCCATTTGCAACAGTTCCTTATTTAGGACGTGGTTCAGTAAATCCTGTTATTGAGTCACAAATTCAACAAGGTGAACAAATTGTTAATAAACGAAGTGTAAATACTTTAAGCGAAAAATGCTATATTAAATATCATCAAACACCCCTTTTACCTGCAATCCAACAAAAAATTAATAATCCTGCTAATCAAATTGAAAGTGATGCGTCGCAAGGTTGGATACGCGGAGGTCTACCATCTCGTGAATTAACTCGCGATAGTGATTATTTCAATAAGCATAGTACTTATCAATATGCTTAAATTATTCTTAAAATCATTATATTTTTATTTAATAATTTAAAAATATGATGCTTAAATACTTTAAATGTATAATACTACAATAGTTTGCACATATAATACAAATGAAATATTTGAAAAAACAGATGAAATATCTGAATGTGACAAAAAATTCATTAGAGATGTTATTTATAGACAAGAATTATTAGATATTCTTGGCATTGAAGAATATAATGAAAAAGAAATCGACAATACTCTTCGTGATTTATACGAAAAAATAAAAGAATGCAAAGAATTAAAAGAATGTATTATTAAATTATGTGGAGATTTTATGAGTTTGGATGAAGTATTAGGGTTGATGTTTTTATTTTCATATGATTATATGTATATGTCTCATATTTGTATATGTGAGTTTTTACATAGTGGTAAAATTTCTCAAGATAATATTTTAAAATTAAAGGCGCTAATATTTTAAGTTTATTTTTTTTGTTTTTTATATTTTTTTAAAAGTATATATAAATGGCCTCTACACGTAATAGAAATACTCCTGGAAACTATTGTTTAGAACAACGTCAATATAGAGAATTCGAAAATTATACATTGTATACAAATTCGCAATATGGTTCTGCTTATAATACTAGATTACCTGGAAATGGGTTACTTCCAGGACAAATACCATGGAATAAATTATCATATAACGCAGCTGATACAGAATCATTTTTATTTGGAATTAACTCGACAAATTTAGTTAATCCTGCACCATGTTTTGTTCCAGAAATTGCTAAATTAACATCCACAAATATATACGAAACAAAACCCACATATATACCAGAACCTTTAGTAATAGAAAAAAATCAAAGACCCTTTCCTGTTCCTAATTAAAATATTTTAAATTTAATAAATTAAAATATTTTAAATTAATTAAATTAAAATATAACGTGTTTTTATATACATGAGTAACATAAATGCTAACAATATTACTAGCCAAAATATTACTGTTACAAACCTAAACGTTACTTATATAAATGGTGCACCATATGTTCCTAATCCTTGTAATAATCCTTGTACAAATGGATATTATGTTCCTTGTCCTGATTGCAACTATGTTGGTCCAGATGATTGTGATTGTGGAAATACATGTAATTGGTGTGATCAAGAACCTTATGTACCTGATGAATGTGATTGTTTTGTTCCTTGTAATAATGGTATGGGAACAACAGGCTCTACTGGACCAACTGGACAAACAGGTCATACAGGAGAAACTGGTCCTACAGGACAAACAGGTCCTACTGGACCTACAGGAACAACTGGACCTACTGGAGAAACTGGTCCT